GATACTGACGCAGTATTGTGACGGACGGCAGGTACAATGTCCGAATTGGATGACCTTTTTGCTATAACCTATAAAGTGGATTTTTACCTATTTATATGCTACATTTTAGCAAAAATCATCTAAATTGAATAGCCTCAATCCTAAGTTCCTGGCCTACAGTTCCAAGGGTTGCCACACCATCCGCTTTTGTCCAGTCTGTCCATCCGGAACTCTGGATATGAACACGGTATTCAAAGTCACCTTCAAAGCATAAGCATTCGATACGTTTCTTTTCGCCTACGGTTCCGATAATCGTATCTTTGGTAATCATGCCGTAATCCACCCATCCTTTGCTCTGTACGTGCGGTTCGACGGAGAACATGGATTTCTTAATCTCCAGTGCTTCCATCTGCAGTCCTTTTCCAGTCGTACCAGCCCACTCTCCGTTGTTGGCCCATTCTGACCAGCCAATACTCTTCTGGTGGACTCTGTACAGGTAGAAAGATTCCTTTCCTGTGATCCGGATTGCTTCCAGTCTTCTGTTCTGTCCGGTGGTTCCGATCAGAGTGTCTTTGGTGATGTTCTTGTATTCTTTGTTTCCGATTCCTTTCATATGGACAACAACATCTGTTTCTCCGACCGGCTGGATGTGCAGTGCTTCGATCCGGCGATTCTGGTTTGTTGAGCCGACCATTAATCCGTCAGACTGCCAAGCTCCCCAGCCAGCACTTCTCATGTGTGCCTGGTATGAAATTGTACCGAACTTATCGGCCTTGTTCTGGAATACTCCACCGGATTTGATCTCTCCATCGACAGGTTCTGTTTTCTTGGCTGATGCTACTGGTGCTGCAGACGAGATTCCGAATGCTTTAAGGATTCCTCTTGCCAAGTCATCGATCTTGGAATTGAATTTGTTGAGATCTCCCTGGTTTGTAATAAATCCATTTTCCAGAAGTCTGTAGCTGTAACCTTTCGCAGCTGCGCGATTGACGTTGGCAAGATGCGCTCTGCCTACAATCTTATTTGCTCTTCCAGGGAAGAAGGAAACAATGAAGTTAGCAAGCGCTGTGTCATACTGATCCGGATTATATCCTTCTTTAATAATTACATGACCACCTTTGGCTGTCGATACATTGCTGTCCATATGAAGTTCCAGGATCTGCCAATCCTTTGAGATTTTGAGCGAGCTGATGCCTTTGTCGGCGTACCAGTTCCGACTCACGTCTCCCAGAGTAACATTACTTCCTCCAAGCGCTACGATTCGTCTTGCAAGTGCCCGAACTCTCTCTGCCTCTGTATAGCCGTATCCCACTGCTCCACTGTCACCGGCTCCGTGACCGGCTATTAAAAATAAATGTGCCATGATTGCTCCTTTCTGTGCGACGTCGCACACTATATAATATGTTAGAGGGCGATTATTCGCCCTCTACTTACACTGCTGTTTATATAACTGATTTACTCCAGTTGCCGCTAATCCGCTGGCCATTCCGACCGCAACTGCATTAATCACATCATCAGCCGGAAAGTCCGGCATTGTATAGAGTCCGGCAACGCCTAGAACTCCGCCGCATACGGCCATGATAACCGGAATCCATTTGTCTGGAATTTTCTCATATGCCTTGCAGCCAAGTCCAATTACATAACAGATTGCTACGATCCCTACTACTGTTCCTAATGTACTAATATCCATGCTTAATCCTCCTGATCATGCGCTTGCTTATTTATATGCTTCTGAATCTTGTCTATTGCTTCTGTAACAGGTCCATTACATCCCTGTTCTTTCAAACCTTTCAGACAAGCCAGAATTCCATAAGTAAGCAAACATTGTTCTGATTTCATTCTTTCTATCTCTTTATCCTGCTCATTCTGTCTTAAATACCACTTGTATACTGCGAAAACAGCGGAAAAGATAACTACTACGGCCGTTAATAAGCTTCCAGCAGTAATGATTGTGTTTACGTCTACATACACTCTATGTACCTCGATTCTTTAATTTTGCGCATAAAAATAAGACCTTACGGTCTTGCTCTGATTTCCATGTGTTCACCTCTTTGCATAAAAAAAGAGAGGCGTTAACCTCTCTCGTTATGATTCTTCTTGTTATTATTGCGATCATATAATTCATACAATTTTTTTAAATCTTTGCTTTGTTTATTTTTCTTATATGTCCTTCCAGACGCTTCAATTTTGATTCTATTCCATTCAAATTTCAAATAAACTCGAACATGCCTTAAAAGTTCTTCTATATACTCATTCCGTTGCTTCACATAATTAGATAGCTCTTGACGAAAAAACACTCTAAATCTTTCGTTTTCTTCAGGGTTATTACAGAGATGATAATACATTTCTGCTTTAAATGCAGGTACCTCATAAAATTTTGCAATAAAATCTTTAATAATAGAATATTTCAACGCTCCCTCTGTTTCAAAATAATTTTCACAATAGCTTTCTCTGCAATACGCACATAACTCAAACAGTCCTTTATAATAAGATACTAATTTTTCTACGCAACCATCTATTTTCCCATCAATATTATCCGAGAAATTTAAATGCATATGTATTAAATATTTTAATTTTTCTATTCTACCCATATGTTTTCTATATTCGTCTAAGTCTTTCGCATCTAACTCCGCATTTTCAATCGTTGTCGTGCTAATCAAGGCTGATATATATTCTCTGAATTTGTATAACCATTCAACTCTATTTTTGGTAACAGCATTGACATAATGTACTGCTTTGTTGTTTCTAACAGAAAAATAAAGCGAAATACTGCTGATTAAAAAAGTAAGTAATATTCCGATTGAAGTTAAAGCATCTTTATTTTCGCTAAAGAACTGTAACATTTTATTCATTATTACTACACTCTCCTTCCACTGTCATTATACAGCAGAAGGAGAAGTTTTCCAAGAAAGATTCATTTTCAACCGATTATCTTGCGTATAATCTTGTGATACCTCCGTTGTTGTAGATTTTAATCTTGTTGCTACTCAAATATGAGATCCCACCATTGTATGCACTAGAATAATATGCTTGATGTGAACCGGACCCGTGATCTACAACAGAACGACTTGTTAATACCTGTGCCGGTACGATCGTGCTTGCAAGTTCTCGGTAATAATTTCCATTTGTACTGCTTGCAAGTCCGCACGTGATCATGAACTCTGAATACTGCGATACATCGACTGTAATTGTGGAGTTTCCTGCTGAGGTCTGGTTCTTTAGTAATGTCCACTCTCTGTTCGCCTTGTTATCCACCTTTGTAAATAAAGCGGTCATACTCTCGCCGTTCACATACGTATCTGTATCATTAACTACTACGGATGGTACTGATGCCGATCCACCCTCATGAGATGCCTTCGTTGAAATTCTCGTAGATGAATTTCTAAGATATGTTTCTGCTCCATCTACACCTATTTCCAAATCTCCTATAAATACCTTTGCGCAATCGACACCCTCTCCTAATCGAATCTCGTCACCTTTGAAGGATGCAAGTTCTTCAGTCCCCTTCCTAACTTGTACACTGGTTCCATCTATAAACACATTGAATCCAGCAGCATTACCGATCGTAGCGGTTGGAGCATATACTGGTTCGGATGCCACTCTCCAGTTTATGCCGTCATATGTGAAGGTTACGGTTGCTCCGTCGGTCCAATATACATCCCGGACACCTTGGATATACATTGCTTTTGTACCTGTACCAGCAATATTAAGTGTTGGACTGGATGCGGTATTTGCATAAGTAAATTTAACAGCTACTGTTGCTCCGGCTTTGAGAGATAATGTTCCAGCCGCCAAACTTGCAACTTTCGCTACAGTTCCGGCTGCGGTATCGCATGTCGCATAGAGCATTTGTCCGTCTTTACCAGCTGCCCCTGTCTGCCCTTGAGGACCAGTTGGTCCCTGTGGTCCTTGAGGTCCTGTATCACCTTTTGCTCCCTGTGGTCCTTGAGGTCCTGTTGCTCCGGTGGCACCTGTCTCTCCTGTTGGACCGGGGATACCCTGTTCACCTTTCTCACCTTGTAACCCCTGCAAGCCTTGTGATCCTTGTTCACCTTGTGGGCCCTGGGGACCTTGAAATTTACTCCACCGATACTTTGTCGGATCTTCAGAATCAGCTTTTTCAAAATCTGCATACTGTCCCATGTATGTTTTCCCGACAGTATCTGTTGTCGAAAATCCAGTTTTTCCATCCGCACTGGTCGCATAAGCAAAATGCACATAACTCGTCTCGCCGTTCTCTCCATTTTTCCCTGGAATTCCATCTGCACCATCTTCGCCGTTGTCGCCTTGGAATTTTCCCCACGTATATTTCGATGGATCTGTACTGTCATCCCGTTCATAATCTGCATAAGTTCCAATATATTTGTTTGGTATTTCCATCATGTCACTGTATGATGTCGGGTTCGGTACCGCCGAATATTTCATATGGAAATATGTTGTTTTACCATCTTTACCCGCTGTTCCCGGAATGCCCTGCTCACCTTTTATCTTTACCCATGTGTACTGCGTCGGATCGGAAAGATCAGCTTCTTTCGCAAGCCGGTTCGTAGCGATTCCGAGATAATCTTTTCCGTAAGCATTGGCCGAAATTCCCGTTCCATTTTCATCATCTGCAAAGGCTGTCCATGTATAAAAATTACGATTCTTAGCGATCTTCTCAAATCGCTCTGCCAACTCCATAACTTTTGCATCAATACCGCTTCCCTGTCTTACATAATCCCCTAGCTCTGCTTCTTTTGTATCGTTCGATTCTGACATCTCTAATTTCAACAGTCTTGCAGTAAGATATATATTATCGTCATCATCAACAATGGATACCGTGTCACCTACCTTCACCCCATCTGGAAGATATAACAACTCTACCTCATAGGTAACAGCTTCATCACAGATCTTCTTAAGACTGGATACGGCTCGATTGCACAATTCAGATTTCGATGTCGTATCGTATGTAAAGGATTTTACGATATGCCCAACATCATTCTTATTCTTTTCTGTCTTAATCTGATACCGGCTCCACTTTTCCAGTGCTTTCCGGGATTTCACATAGGATCCTTCTACATAAAAATCTCCATCATCGTACTTATAACCATTTAATGTAATCGGATTTTCTGATCCTTCCGGTGTTCCGCCGGTACAGCGGTATGCTGTTGCAAGATCTGCGATAGAACTCTTGATTCGAAATCCACTAACCTCCTTGCCAATGGTCAAAGTTACACCTGAATTATTTCCCCTCTTCTTATACACATTGATGTATTTTCCAGTCACAGCCATATTCTCGACTTTGAAGCCAAATCCAATCTCAGCGTTGTCAAACTGTGTAGCTACGCTCAATAGCCTTTCCGTAGCTGTAGTTTCACCGTCCCAGGATAACTTTCTTGTAAGATTGCTTACTTCGTTGATCCCGATTTCGAATCCGGAATCATATGCAAATTTATTAATGTAATAGGCAATGTTATAAGCTTTATCTGCAGCATATTTTCCGACCACTTCATTTAACAGATCCAGTCCCGCATCTTCAGCATAGATGGATGCATCCTTTTGAATCGGATCTATCGTCGAATCAATAATCGTATATACTTCCACTTCACTGCTGTCCGTACTCTGCTTTAAGATGAAATTTCCGGCTGCAGCAAGCTTCTTCACATCCACTTCCTGCTCTTCATCCGAATTCACAAAATCGTAATCCAAATTGCATTCAAAGATTGCCGCACCTTCGGATATTTCTTCTGTCTTTTTATCATTTGTAATCATTAGTCCCTTCGGTAGTCCGGTAGATGCTGATCCAAGAATGTTCATTGCCCTGTCAGCAAAATATATGATCACAAAAACACCTCCCTGTACTTCATTTTAAACGTCGGTTTATTCGCCCAGCTGGAGCACAAGCATTGAACCTGATTAACTCCCGGCTTCAAGCAAAATGTTTCCCAGTCATTTCCAAGAGCTCCCAGATCCGGCTTTGGCAGACCATTCATCCGAATTGATCCATCTGAACAATTTGCAATCAAACTGCAGTCCTGCGCAAATTTATTCGGTACATCTTTCCATTTTTCTACATGTAACTTCTGAAAATAAAAAGCATTGATCCCGTTGTATGTAAGATACTTATTCCCTGATCTTGTTCCTCTCTGCTTAATCGCAATCTGAATCTTGGCACATTTCATATCTGCTATTTCCGGAATATTGAAGCTCGGATAACTGCCATTATAGAAAAATGTAAGTTTACTGCCTTCTTTTCTAAGATCACAATGTCCCCAGTTCCAGTACCACGGATTTTGCTTCCGCAGATGACTTGTCATATAAGTGTACGTTTTCAGCACACGCCCCGCCTGCTGATCGGTACTCTTCTTGTTCGGATTGTAGCAGACTAGATCATAATGTCCTGTATTTCCGCTCATATCCGATTTATACCAGTTCACACCGGCAATAAGCTTATCGTCCGCTGTCAGATAGTTAATACACATTTCTCCGGTCTGTCCCATCAATCCGGCATAAAACAGGATATGGAAATAAGAATAAAAGTTCTGACACCCTTCCTGATCACCGGTTGAGTCCGCCGGAAGAATGATGGTTCTGAGTCCACCGTTTGCGCGGCCAACCTGTTGCCCTGCAGACTTCAAAGAGAGGAACTTGGTATTAAACCATGTTGATGTTCCGAGGGATCCTTTTGCTCCGTAGAAAGGATGCATAAAATCCGTTCCAGATGTATCATCCGGTGCATTGAAAAAGTCCTGAAGCGTAGCCAATGTCTCATTTTCTTTGTACGTCTCCCCATCTTCCTCTTCGATGTTTCCGAACTGTAAAATATGTTTATCCTGATCAACGAATCCGATAAATCCATTCTCTCCATTTTCCATCACTGCTTCGAACGTTGGATGTGCTTTATACGTTCCTTTATAATCAACAACAAATGTTGTCCCGTCATCTGCAGTTGGCGCAACTTCGTACTCTTCTACGGAATACTTAAACGGATCTGCGCAATAGAACTCAATTTCTGCAGTTACCGCATTCCTGCCATGCGGCACATCGCCGGCATTCACCTTCGTTCCAACATAATACTTATCCCGTTCGTCCAAGAAGATCAGCTTCGCTTCTGCCACATCCAACAGTGAATTCAATTTGTTGTAAGCATTCCGGAATTCCGCATTACTCTTAGCGATCAGCTGATACCCGACAGTGATCTTTCTCGGCTTATATCGTTTTCTTCGATATCTGGATCCATCCATAATCTCCGTATCCAAATCTGTAATTTCTGTTTCGATCATCTCCCGGCCGGACACATATAGTGTCCGATATCCGGGGATTATATTTTCAAAATAGAATCCGTTAAAATTGAGAGCTTCGGAGGGCAGTATCTGCTCTTCCTGTCTCTCTGTAGTGTCTACAAATTTATACATATCTGCCCTCCTTATCTCATGCCTTTCTTTCGAAGATCTCTTTTCTGCTGCTGTTCAATTTCTTCTTTGGTGTATTTCGCCGTTGCCTTTGCCACCTGCCGGCCATCTACTTCGACAGGGATGTAAATGGTATAAGTTTCGTTTCTGGTGTAGTCATAATCATCATTCAGATCTTCGATGCCGATTCTTAATCCAGCTCCAATTTCCGGAACAGGAACTAAATCCGGAATGTCTACCAGTTTCCATGCTGCCTTTTTCGCATCTGTGACCCTATCAGAAATTCCATTTACCCATCCTTCACCGAAATAGCCGCCCAGTTTATGAGTAACCTTGGACGGACTTCCAATCTTAGCTTTTGCTACAATTGCCGCCTCTGCTGCAGCTGCCAACTGCGCTGCGACAGATCTTACACGTCCGACCTGACTTGCCATACCATTCGCAAGACCAGCGCCTATATACACACCACAGCTGTATGAACCAGATCCGGCTGATCGCATTGCCACTACCGTGGATGCAGACATGGATCTTGCTGTGGATACTGCCCGGTTCATTCCATTGCGGACTCCGTTATTGAAGTTGTTTCCAACAGCATTCCCGGAGCTCCTTGCTTTTCCTTCTGCGTTTGAAAATTGTTTTACCAGCGTATTAACTGCTGACTTTGCTCTACTTCCCAACGCATCCAGTCCGGAATTTACCACATTTACACTGGCTCGCATACTCGTGAGCGAGCTTTGAGCGCTTTTGGCATTACCGGCTATTGATTTCATACTTGAATTAACAGATTTTAATGCTACCACCATTGCAAGGGTGCCAACTGCGCCACCTGCCATAGCTGCTCCAAACGCAACCACTACAACAGCCGATGTTCCCATTCCGGCCGCAAGACCTAATGATAATGCTGTTAAGGCTGTCAGTGCTCCTACTGTTGCTAAAGCTCCGGATGATACGGCAGGGAATGCAGCTCCCATCAACAGAAGTCCTGCCCCAGCTACCGTAAGACCGGCGCCAAGGGCCAGTGTTCCCGCTGCCAGAAGCAACACACCCGCTGCCGCAATCAGGACAGCTGCTCCAACCACCGTAAGTCCGGCACCTACCACTACAAGTCCGGCGCCAAGAACAATGCACCCTGCACCGGCTACCGCAGCCCCAGCACCAAACACGATCATGCCTGCTCCGAGGGTTGCGATGCAAGCCGCTCCCTGAATTCCGTATTGCACAATGGTCGGAAGCACACCTGCTACTATGGCAAGCCCAACACTCGCCAGCAGTGCTCCGGTTGAAACCAGTAAGATAGCTGCACCAAAGGCAATGAGACCTACTGCTCCGGCTGTCAATGCCGGCCCAAGTGCTGCTGCGCCAAGGGCAAGTCCGGCAATTGCCGCAACCATACCAACCATACAGCCTATAGCAAGCGGTCCCGCATTCGCCAAATTAACAGCTGCCAGTGATAATATAGCAATCCCCGCTGCCGCTATCAGGACAGCTGCGCCAAAGGCAATGAATCCGGTTGCTCCGGCCGTCATAGCCGGCGCTACATTTTTAGCAACAACCATTAGTCCCGCCACTGCAACCGTCATGCCGATCAATACTCCTGCTGCCAGTGGTCCGGCTTGTGCGATTTGCACGGCTGAATATGCCAAAAGGGAAAATCCTGCCGCAATCAATGCTACTCCTGCGCCAATTGCTACAAAGGCTTTTGCTGATTCTACGATAGTCCCTGATGATTCTTTACTTGCAATGCCTACCGCTTTTTCACCTGCTGCTACACCAAATAACTTACCTGCCAGTGTCGCTATTCCTTTTCCTGTCATGCTCACAATTGCGCCCGCAAAAGTTTTGACACCAGGGGCAACTGCACTGACTATTTTAAAGCCTTTAAAAGCAACATATAATTTCGGTAACAGTGTAATCGCTTTTGCCACTTCTTTATCATGATCTTTTAGAAAATCCGCAAATGTAGTCAATGCACCTGTTGCAGTTCCTATGCTTTCGGAAAAATTCTCCACACTTTTCCTTTTCCCAAAGGCTCCTGTAAGTTCCTGTACTTCGTCAATAATCGCACCCGCCGCCTCTCCAAAAGCTTTCCCGACCTCTGTTGCATCTGTTTTCAGCACGTTCCAGTATGGAGATATAAGTTCAATTGCTTTTGGAATTCCAACGGACAATTTATCAAATCCTGCCTCCACCTTACCGGTCATCCCATTGATTGCATCAATCACTTTAGGCTTTGCGAAAGTATCATAAAGCTTCATCATTCCGCTTACTGCAGATGCTTCCAAGTTACCCATAGCGCCTTCAAATGTTGTTACGGATGTGGCTGCTTCTTTCGCCATGTCAGTCATACCAATGTTATTGATAGCCTGTCCGAGCATATCTGCGGTAATTGCACCCTTTTCCATTGCTCCTTTGAAGTCGTTCCCTAATGTTGGATTCAGCTTAATCAGCTCTTTCCGTAAGCCTCCAGCAAGCTGCGGACTGGCATTAATGATCTGGTTCCAATCCTGAGCATGTAAAGCTCCTGCCGCCATTGCCTGTGAAAACGCAAGTGCTACCGAGGAATATTCCTTTGCACCTCCACCAAATACAGCAACTGCATTACCGACTGCTTCCGTCAACTTGTCTGCGTCTTTGATTCCATTTGCCGAAAGTGAGCCGAATGTACTCATAACATCCTGCAGGGAGAATACTGTTTTATCTGCATATGTTTTTAATGTACCTGTTGCTCCGGCTATTCTCTGTATTTCCGCTTCGGAATACCCGGAAAATCTCATAGCTGCCTGCAACTTATACATGGAATCCGATGTTTCTATAGTTTCTTTCGACAAATCACTGACTGAATTTGTCACCAGCGACATCGCCTTTCCACCGATTGCAGCCATTGCACCAAATCCAAGACCACCGGTGAGAGTGGTTTTCAGATTATTCGCATATCCCTGGCATGATTTCATAATGGATGAAAAGTTTTTGTCCTGCGCTGATAATATTGCTTTTACACTATACGACTCTGCCATCCTCTCACTCCTCTCTATCCAGCAGTTTGGTTATTCCAGCAAATCTGGATGGTTTCCTTCGATTCTTCATCTTTCTCAGTTCTTTATCAAAATCAAAGAACTGCCGGAATCTCTTGTAAACTGGTTTGGTCTTGCCTTTACCGGCTTTCTTTTCTGCCTTTACCGCAAAATTCAAAAATGCCTGACGATGTTCATGTAAACTCTCGTCAAGCATCCGAAGCTCTAAAGCCTCCATCATAAGTTCATATTCTGCCAATGTCAGCTGATCCACCTGTTTAAATGACGTGAAGCCAAAATACCGAAAGCAATTCCTTGCTACGGTTTTATATAGGTCTTCTTCTACAGCTCCTGAGCCTTCTTCTTCGCCATCTGTTCCTCGTACTCTTTCAAGATCTCTTTCACTGCTTTCTTGGTAGCATTTGCTTTCGATAAAAAATCTTTTGTTTTCTCCATGAGTTCATCAATGTCTACCTCTTCCGAATCAATGTAAGAATCTAACATTGCCTTTGTTACTCTTGGATTCTCTCCCTTATTTGCCAAATCTAACAGATCTACCAGCGCGTTCGGTTCCTGGTCAACCACAACACTAGCGATCAGATACCTTGCTCCTATTTCTTTTGTGGTTCCCGGCATTCCCTGAACCGGAACTACGGTAAGCTTATTTGCTTCTCTTAAGAATCCCATCCCGAATTTAAACTGATATACTGTTCCATTGATTGTAAGTTCCATCATATTGTTTTATCTCCCTTCTGTGCGATGTCGCACATCAAAAAGAGGACGAATCTTCTCGTCCTCTTAAGCTCCTGTCTTCTGAGTGTCTGCAAATACATATGCTGCTACTTCCTGCTGTTCTGCAGTAACCGTTGCATAGCCATCTACGCCTTTTCCTTCCAGCCCAAATGTCAACGATAACTCAACATTATCCTCTGCATTGGATGTCTTATCAATTTCCGTAAGATATCCCTGGAAGTATTTTGCTTTAAACTTATTGCTCGAACTTTCCTGTGGCTCTGCCAGATTTACTTCCCAGATTTCCATCTTTTCATCATCATCAAGTGCTGCTTCAAGTTCATCAATGAATTTATCTCCTTTTTTCAGAAGACTGGAAGCTGTGATTTCCGCCTCTGCTGTCCCTGGAGTACGCACCGTTCCATCTTTTGTTGCTGTTGTATCAGCATCTTTTGACTTGGTACGCTCATTCTCGGTTGTAAATGCAAGTGCCTTTGCATCATGATCTTTCTCTGTACTCAGGATACGGTACAAATATACGATCTTTTTTCCTGCTACTGCTTCTGCAAATAACTGCAGTCCAAATAACTTTCCGTTCTTCACTATTGTCATCTCCTAACTAAATTTATATCCCACTTCCAAAATTCCCATAAGAAGCGGCTGTTTCGTTGTATTATCCGGCAGGATCCTTTGTGTCGGTCTCTGCATATTCCAGGCATAGTGCGCTGTATGTTCGATAGACCTGCAGATGTTTTTGATATCTGCTAAGATACCAGATACCGTTCCTCTCTGCCGTATATTATCATGCCAGACTTTCAACGTTAGATTAGTCTCGCCGATAATCTCATTTTTTGTAGCCTGATCACTCTCGGAGCAATCCGCCAGGTAAACAAAAGGATACGGCGTGTCCTCAGGCGGTAAATCCGTGTCATACACACCAACTCCCGTATCCTCATATTTTTCTTTCAATGCCATCAAAACAGCACTGAACAATTCCTGCTGTGGATCCATCTTATCACCTCACAAGTTTTCCCAAATCCGACTTAAATTTACCTTTCTGCTCATCAAATGCCGGGCGTATATGCGGTTTTCCTTTCATGAATCTTGTTCCATATTCCTGATAACCTGCATATTCCGCCGTTGATTCAACCTCTGCAGTCATGCCGCCATCTGTAATTTCCAACATAATTGACTTTTGTAAATGATGGGTGAGCACAGGAGCTTCTTTCATAGCTTTTTTCTGCATTTCAGCCCCATTTTTCTTTACTACTGTTTTAACAGCAGACAGATCCATGTTCTTAGTCAGTTTAGCCTCCAACTTTTCAAAGCCTATCAGCTTTACTCCCATCACACCACCTCCGACACAACATATACCTGCTTCGTCCGGAGCTTCCTGCTGAAATCTACACCGTATGTTTTATTCCCTACGCGAATCCTGTCAAATGGCCGGTCGTAATGATTCTGCAGGTGAATGGTAAGGCTGCCTTCCTTAATTCCGGAATAGACAAGCATCATCGTATTCGTACCGGTATCCATGACTGAGGCAGACTTCATATCTTCCGATATCACATCTTCTCCATAATTACCGGTAGCCGGATCATACTCTCCAGGGGTGAGTTTCTGGAAGTATATTGGTGTGTCATATCTCATAGGAATCTCACCTTACCTTTCTTTGATTCTTTCTGATCATCCAGATATGCCCGGATATCATCCATGTATCCCGCAAAATCATTTTCTGACCAAGAAAGGCTTTCTCCCTCAACACTGTGAGAGGAAAGTCCTTCCGAACCGATTCTGTTGAACCGTATGATTGACACATCCAGAATGATATAATTCATCTCTTCCGGAGGCTCTAACCCCCCAAGAAGGAAACGCAGCCTTTGTTTGGTAGCCTTTAAAATTAACAGCAATTTATTTTCTAATTCCTCGTCAATTTCTTCCGGCAGTCCCAACAAGGCTTTCAGATCTTCAATCATACGCTCCTCCTATTCTGCCGGCTCTTTATTTTCGGGTACTTTATTCTCAGGTTTCTTCTTCCCGGCTTTTGATGTTTTTTCTGCAATATCTGCACCGGCTGTATTGTCTGGATCTTCTTCTACCAGTTCGATCAGCGGAGTGTGCTGTTTGTTGTTATTGCCGGCCAGCTCCTCGATTCTTTCTTTGCTGACATCTACTCCTTCACGAGGGAAGATATCTCCCTCGTTATAGGAATGATCGTTATCATGGAGATCAATAAAATGCTTGGTTACCTTATACATACTTTTTGCCTCCTATGCTCTCGGATTAACCGTTACAGTCACATCACCGGAACGAACAGCTTTGTAGTTCTGATCACACTCAACTAAGGTGATGTGATGACCTGCTGTTGAAGCAATCTCTGATTCACCGTCCCACTTAGACCAATTCTTAACATCCATACCGTAAGTTACTGAAGTTGCAGCTGCAGCATCTTTGTACTTCCAGCAGTTTCTCATTGACATCAGCTGCTCTTTCACTGTCAGCTTCGTGGTTCCTGCTTCTGATCCAGCCTCTGACGTTACATTTAACGTTCCTAATGTCTGTGTATCAGATTCTCCTACAGAGATGTAAGCAATCGCATCCAGATACTCACAGAACAGACGTAAGCCCATGATTGCGTAGTTATCGGAAATCATACGGCTGTATGTTCCTTCTGAGTGGAATCCGATAAATCCTGTCTCTGAATCTGTTGTGAATCCAAGTCCAGCTTTAGCAAACTCTGAATCTCCCGGATCAACATAATATGCAATCATATTGTTGAGCGGTGTTGCAATTACAACATTCTGCGGGATCTCAGAAGTAACAAATACCACATCCGCTCCAAGGAAATTTGTCAGATACTTAAAGCCGAATGCTGTCTGCAGTGTAATATCTGCTGCACCGAGATACTTGTACACATCCAGAGTATTTACCCAAACAGCTACTCCGGTTGCCGTTCTCTTCATCTTCTGGAACTTAGCCACAACCTTTCCGATTGCCATTGCAACAGCCATCTGCCAAGTTGTTTCGTGTCCTGTAAGAGATCCGGCTTTTAACTGTGCGTAGAATTTATCAGTCACTACATTCTGCAGATCGGACTTGAACTCATCATCCGTATCCTGTACTGCCGCCTCATAACCTTTTTCCGAAATGGCTTCAATCGATACGCCTTTACGATATTTTTCAATCTTGATCGTATCAAAAGGCTTTTCTTCTACTGTGTATCTGGACATCGGGATTTCTTCGCCTTCTCCAACATCCCCTGACTGCAGTTCACCTTTTACCGTTTTGGTCTTTAATACCGAATTGTTTTCCTTTCTGATCATTCTGGTAATTCCCAGAATATCTAACAGTGCCTTCAGGTTCTTACCAAAGGATGTGACAAAGTCAATCTCTCTGGCTTTTACCTCGATCTGCACTTCTCCTGTCAGGTTATTCGGTGCTGCAAATACCTGCAGACCTAATCTTCTAATATCATGCATGTTTCATACTTCCTTTCTTACTGAAATAATGTGATGTTCTCAGCGATCAGCTTCTGTCTTTCTGACGGATTCTTCACTGCTAAGATCTGTTCTTTTGTCATCGATGGTTTATCTCCACCATTACCGGCTTTTGGAGGTTTCCCCTTTAAAGCATCTTTCACTGCATTCTGTACCGCTTCCTTGTACATGGTTGAAAAAGCTTCCACTGCTGCCTTGGTTCCATCTGCATCTTCTGCTACAAGATTCATAACCAGTTCATCTGGAATGTTGATATCCTCATCTGCCAGCATCTTGCGAGCTTCTTTCGCCATGTCCGATCTGGCATTCTGGCGCTGCATTTCTTTTAGAGCATCCTCCGCTTTCTTCGCCCTGTAGTTTGCTTTTTCCTCGTTGGTCATCTGAGCAAGCTTTTCTGCTTCTGATACCTTATCATCCGTCAGTGTCTTCCATTTGGTCTGTGCATTTGTCACAGCCGTATTAACAGCCTTCTGGACACGCCGGTCGAACTCAGACTGATTGCCTTCCAACTTCAGGAAATCATCAAATGACATTGTTGTGTTGCTGTTACTTCCAGGATCTCCTCCAGTTCCAGCACCGTCTCCTTCTCCGGATCCACCGCCGTCTCCTCCAGGCTCTGTAAATAACTGCAGGTTACTCATTGGAATTCTCCAGTGATTATTCATGTGTTTCATCTTATCTATCCTTTCCGCCCCGCCCCATTCATTTAAGCCCAGGTCGTTGCATCTTGAATGTGTAGTTTAACGACATCCCGGTCACATTAAGTTACATGATCCGGACATACTCCGGAAACTCCTCGGCAATCATACAGATGCCAATGAAAAAGGAATCCACCAGAGTTTTCGACTTCTCTGATAGATTCCCATACTTTATATCCACCCTCCCGGGAGATATCTCATATTCAATTTTATCGTCTGTCAGGTCCTTTATGGACTTGATCAGTGTCTGTGCAAGTGCTGTTACACCGGCACAGACGATATCTGATCCGGAAACAGCATAATTTGCATGTCCGGATATCTTTATTTCATCCTTGCGGACAGTTACTTCAATCAAATTGCATCTATCCTTTCCGAGAAAAATGAGTATAAAAATACCACCAATCATTATGATCAGTGGCTTTTCTAAATAAACGGTATCATATCTTTTACATCTTTCAATGTTTTCTTGGCTTTCTCAATCAATGAATTTTCAAATAAATACTCTATTCCCTTTGGAGTGATAATAGCTTCTTGCAAATCACCAAAAATTACTCCGTCTTTTGTGGAATCAACCCTAATCCCTTTAATATACTCTTCGTTAATCAAGCTTAAAAGAATGTATATCCAATAATTTTCTGGAATATTGTACGTCGATGCAACTAAATACTCAACTTCTGGCTTTTCGCCTTTTTTCAGGCAATCGTAAAGGTACTTTAAAACTCGGTATACAATCACAAAATAATCATTTTGAGCCATTTATCTCACTTCCTTACTCTTGAAGTAATTTACACTTATTCTACAAACTCTGGCAATTCTTTTTTCAGCTTTAATGATTTTTTAATATCTCTCACATATGCTTTATATGAGCCTTCTCCGTATTCCAGCTCCATATATCCATCAGGAGTACGACCGAACATTTTGTAATAATCGTCATATAGCTTTTCCAGCTCTTGTGTCATTTTTCCATACCACATTACTTCATATCCATTCTACTCATTTTAACTAGTGACACTTATTTCTGATATAAATATCCGTTTTCATACAGATAATCATTTTCTTCTACAGTTAAAACCGAGAATGGATTTACCCAAGTATCGTCCTCTTCTATCGGTCCATCATATTTATACTCTGATGGAATGAATCCCAGTTTTTTGCATATTCTTTCATATTCTTTATCAACTGCCATATCAAAGCACCTCCAAAGATATTCCAGCATCGCTACTTTTGAATTGGTTCAATTCCTGGCAGGCAGCCGTGATTCACTATATAATTCATTTCTTCATTAGTCAATACTTTAAAGGGGCTTTCCCATGAATCATCCTCTGTATTGAACTCCGGAATTGCAATATCTTTAGGTTCACAACCCAATTTATCGCATATTCTTTTATACACTTCATCCATGCTACCACACCTCCAAATACACTCCTGCTTGTTCTAGCCATGTTCTTACTTCTTTATCATACCCTTGCGTTTCCATCCGGTCAAGGGCAAATCCAGCATTCACAGAATTGAATTTATTCTTATCTACCCAATATTTGTACACCTTACCGTCATGACAAGCTACCAGTCCAAAATTGTACCCTCGTTTCACACAAGTCATCAAATCTGCAAGACTCGGAACGCTGCTACCTGGATGATTATGTATTGCGATAATCGTTTCTGGCTCCGATTCTTCCAGCAACTGCTTCATTTGTTTATTCATATTTGCCTTGCTCTCTACATCATAGTCTTTGTTCACTGCATATTTCCCATTGACTACATTGATAAATGCCAAATCTTCAAACTTTGTACCAGATCTATGACTTAGCATATCCTTGGAAATGTTCCATGCTCTACGATTCACCTTTGAATTGCCGGATACCTGATTGAATTTCTTTCGGTACTCCGAAGACGTAAGAAGTGATTTCTTCACAACTGTATCAGCATATTTATATTTCTTTTTACTTTCTTCGCTTTCCCTTGAAGCCTTCCAATCTTCGAAATTCAATCCATGTTCCTGATAGCTGTTTATCCACTCCTCATAAGCCTCATTATCCATATATGCGGCTGTGCTGCAATGACAGTTCGGATGCATTGGTGGAGCATTCTCTCCCGGCATCATATCATCTACCTTGAAATGCTTATCGTCCAGTCCTTTGCAAATCGGACATACATCGCCTTTTGTGCATGCAACATACACATACTCATCAAAGCCGTTACGGATAAAAGACTGCTTCTGAGCCTCTGTCTGCACTCTTGCAAGCTCTGTTACCATGAGTCGTTCAGCATTATAAGCACTGACACCGAATCTCTTCTCTAGATGCTTTGCAAGTTTCTTCGGATTCTGTCCTCTGATCAGTCCTGATGCAAGTAATCCTTCCAGCTCTGCTTTGAGCATTCCCTGATACATCCAAATACGATCCGAATATGTCGCATTCTTAAATGATGCATTCACGATTGCATGAGCGTATTTCTCATTCTTGAGAACGGACTTACCAAGAATACCGGCTTGTCTCTGGAACTCTTTCAGTGTTTTGTCAGTCAGCTTCTTATCGAAATACTTCTGCATCTCATCAAACCCTGATACCATCTCAAGACCGATATTCGCCTTCAGGAGTTCTAACCGGTTCACCTTCATGGTCAGATTATAGATCCGCATCTCTTCATTCGCCCGATCGGAAAGATCCTTTGTTTCAACATACTTCTTTGCTTTCCGTTCATATGCTGCAATATCCAGCTTACTTACTCTCTTCTTTGCCTCAGCCATCGTAATGCCTTCTTTAGCAGCATACTTGGTATAGAATCCGTTGATCTCTTTATTAATCTCGTCCATCATATTGGCATATATTTCTTTGATCTGACGATTATACTCAGCTTCTTCCTGAATATTATGTTTCTTTGCTTCCGTTTCCCGGTTCTTCCAGTACTCCTGACTTGCCATCACCTGCACCTCCGAACATCTGCATCATAACAGGATCTGTCTTGGCTTTCTCCTGTTCATTTTCGATTTTTTTCATCTCATTCTGCACATTGTCCACGACAGACAGTACACCAAGCTGTGTCTCCTGTGAAACAATTCCTTCGAGGTTGCCGGCGATCTGACTCTCTTCCAGTACATTCGATGGAATATTCGGTGTAAAATGGTAATGCAGTTTCACCCAGTCATCTTCTTTCATTCCAGATACTGGATTGGAAAAGATCAACTTGTACCGTCGATTCATTCCGGATGTAAACTTTCGTTCTTTTGTCTTGGCCAGATTGCTCATTCCCTGCAGCTTATACTTCATGGCAATGCCGGAGCTTGTACCAAAGTTCTCATCTGAGATATTCGCAACCATGCTGATCTGGAATATTAATTTCTCCAAGCGATCAATCAAGTTCTCCTGTGTGGTATCTCCGTTTGGTTTCTGCAGGAAATCAACTATAACAGTATCGGCGTCTCCTTCCAGATTAATGATCCTTTTATCGCGGATATGTTCTAAATCATCATCATCCAGCCTGCTTCCAAGCACTTTCATGTATGCGTCTGCAAAATAATCTACATCATTTGCCTTCTCGCTGATTGCTTTGTTATAAGCATCAATCATCGAGATTGCCGGTTCAAAGATGCATGTGCGCTCCTTGTTCTCCACATACTCCGTAGCCGGCACTCCGTCAAATCCATGTATCTTTTCCTCTTCTTCCCAGATAAGCTTTCCCTTCTGGGTAAACCACCGTACCTTAGTGTCATCTGATACACTGCCATGCAGTACATCATTCGAATCTATGTACAGTCGAACGAAATACTGCTCTCTGCACAGCACCGAATCATCGTAGATCATAAAAGCATCGAACGGTGTCAGATATGTAATCCCGATGTTTCCCAGTTCATCCACGTAATACATCTCGTATCCTTTGCCGTAAATGCAACAGATCTTCGACAGCTCCGCATTGTTATCGTCCTGATCATTGTACTGATCCAGGAGTTCCACATATTTTTTGATGTTGCCTGCAGCATCATCATCCACAGATATCTTAATTGGATTCCCGATAAAATATCCGTTAAATGTATCCACCATATATTTTGCGAAGTTCACAGCAATACGATTGTCTGGTTTATAATCCGGCTTTGGCTTCTGGTGGAAAATCTGGTAATCCGTCTCATATGCATCTTTCAGATGTTTAAACCGAAAGGCGCACTCTGCATTATGTTTTGCTATGAATTCATTCAGTTTGTTATCTGTCAGCTCTTCCTCTGACGGTAATCGAAATAACACTTTACAGTCCTCCTTTCAGGTTTCTGTTTAGTTTCGGCTTAGCCTTACGCTCTTCCTCGATGGAATAACGCAGCATAGCCATTGCATCATCAAAAAATGGAACTGGTTCTTCCAGATAAGTATTAGTACGCTCATCCTTCTTCCACTTCCATTGTTGTATTTCCTTTATGGTATTCACACAGGACGGATGTATGTGAATCATGTGTTGCTTCAAATAGTCTATCTGAGCATGAACACTGTTTGTCTCTTTATTGACTCCTTTTGCCCTGTATCCGGCTTTCTGCCACATCTTGATACGATCCGGCTCCGCAGAATCGCACCACATCCTTAGTTTTTTGTTGAATCTTCCGGCGGCAAGCTTAATGATCTCCTCTGTGTCCATCTCATACACATACAGTTCCTGGAAGAGATACAGATCTCCATCCTTGAAGCCTACCTCGCCGATACAGTTGGCATGGTTAAATCCAAAGTCCTGTGAGTTCACAATGTAATCATAGTTCTCCGGATTCCGGTCAAATTCCTCTATGACATACTTCTTAAGGATAAGACCGGCAACCTCTCCCCATTCACCCAGACCATACACCCGATAACCTTCCGGATCTACTTCCTTACGTCGGAGCATACGTCTGTGATACGCTTCATCAATGAACCGGTTGTTCTCATAGGTTGACTGATGCGTCAGTACATCCGGATCAACACGATCAAAGAACACTTTCTTAATCCAGTGATGTGATGACACCGGATTGAATGTTAACCTGATCTGGTAGAATAATCCCTTCGGCAATACACCTCGAAGTCGGTCATCGATGATTTCAAAATCTGACTGTGTAATCTCTGTGGCTTCCTCTACCCAAACATCGGTAAGCTTCCCGCGCTTAAATGTAATTGACTTAAGTTTCTCACGTTGCTTCTCGTCATTTACCCCGCGGAAGATGATCTGGTTATGATTGTTCTTACATTCCAGGAGCATATTTGAAGTATTGATGTACCAATACTTCTTATAGCTTTCTCCGAACATACGAAAAATAGCACTCTGCAATTCTGCAAAAGTGCTATCTCTATTCGTTACATCAGCTTTTCGAACGCACAAAAGGTTACGTCCTGGATCATTCATTAAACGAATGATATAATTCTGTGCCGTGTCCATACTCTTTCCGGATCCGGCAGAACCTTTCATCACGATATATCGTTTTTTACTGTGATCAACCTCTTTGAAACAAGCATTCGCTTCTACCTTTATTTTCATCCGGTATCATCCTCACCGTAATCGATCGAGATGTTCAGGTCCATATCTACATCTGTTTCAACTTTATCAGTGAACAATGCGTATCTTTTACCCAGGAGCTCTGCAGCCTTTAGCCGTTCTTTTTCTGACGGGGATTTTTCCATCGTCCTCGCTTCGCTGCAGCCATCACCGGTTCCTTCAACTACAATTTCCTGTGCCGTGCTTTCTCCACGAAGAACAGACGTCAGATACTCAATTACTTCCTGTGCATCTGCAGTCTTTTCGTTGTGAATTTCTTCCATTCGATCAGCTATATAGTTTTTGACGTCTACATTTGTCAACAATCTGCTTCCGGCTTTTCTTGCCACCTCATCGCTTTTAACGTTCTGATATACCGTCTTGTAAGCCCGAGTGGCATTACAATCAATTAAGTATTCATCGCAAAATCTCTTCTGCTTTTCCGTCACTTGGACTCACCTCCACTTCTGGTTTATTCTTAATGGATCATACAGGAATCGAACCTGTGGCATTTCGCTTATGAGGCGAATGTTCTACCGCTGAACTAATGATCCGAATTTTATGTATTATAAAAGCACCCTGGAGGGTGCCATTTATATTTAGTAATCTTCCATAAGTTCAATAATATTTACTTAGCTATTCCCAATATGCTTGTAATCGTCGATATAGTTGCATAATATATTCCAATCATAGCTACAACAGTAGATACAACACCTATTACTATTGCGATATTGTTTGAATGCCTATACTTCTTCTCTTCTTCCATCTTGTCATTAACCGTCTGCTTTAAATCATCTATTTTGTCGTTTTGAGAATTTAATATCTGTTCTATTTTATTTAAACGATTATCTATTTTATATTCAAATTCGGATATCTTTTTTTCTGTTCTCCTTTCGCTTTCACGAACATCTTCTCTTAACTCACTCTGATCCCTATCCACTTTTTCAATATAAGATTTTAACAGATCATCCATGTTTTTTCCTTCTTCCATACGAGTGATTTTTCTCTTTCCCAAACTCGAATTTCTTCTATCCGAAATAGGAATTACACTATCCATTTTATGCACCTCCACTATTCCATATGTGAAAATACATCCATGATTTTCTTTATATCATTTGGTGTTGCCGTAAAATCAAACGTTTCTCCGTCTTTTCTAATGAATCTTATTGTTTTATCCTCTCCATATGTTTGCTTTTGTGCAATTCTATCAATTCTAGGAGCAGAGGATTCCCCCATAAATAAATTTTCAAATAACGGTGTTAAAGTAATAAAGAATGCCTCCATTTCATTTTTAAAATTCGTTACTATCTTATTTCCTTCCTCTTCTGTAAATTCTTCAATCAAATTAACTTCCTTATCTTCTTTGCACGACAGAACTTTTCTCGCATTCCATTCTATTTGATTTGATAAAGTGTATTTCCACAAAAAATCTGTTACACAATTCAAATCATACCCTAACATTTTTTCACATACTTCTGATAGTTCATCTGTACAATATGGATAGTCATTTCTCCTTTCAAATACAGACAATATCTGAAGTGCTTTGTAAAATATAAGTTTATCTTCTTTATATTTTGCAAAAAGCTCTTCACAATAATTAAACATATTATAACCGTTTTCAAATGCCATTCTAATTTCCTCCTAATAACCTAATAAACCTACTCCCATAATATCTCATTTCTCGACATTACGCAACGAAAAAGACACCCGGCATCACCAGGTGTCCTCTCTTGGTTGTGTTAGGTTGGGGGAAATAATCAAATGACTATCATATGTCTTTTCATCATGTCCAGTATAATAATAACATAGTAAAATTATTAATGTTATTAGTCTTGTAAATTTTCTTTAATTATTTGTGCGATCCGCCCCTGAGTACAATTCAAACACTCTCCTGCATCTTTCTGCGTCATTCCATCCAAAAATACCATCTCAAATATATCCTTGGCCGTTCCATCAGGCATTGCAGCTATGTACTTCTCTACTTCCTCATTCTCCTGGATCAGCTGATCTTTTCTCTTCTCCTTTTCACGGATCCGCATCTTCAACGCAGTTGCTGCCTTTGGCTCTTCTACCCTCACCTGCACATGCTCTTCGATGTAAGGGAAGTCATCCGAACTCTTTGTAACCTTTCCTGATACCACCGGTACTGCATCCAGTCTTTCCTGAAGCTTGGCAATGATTCCATCCAGATTCTCAATATCCCGCTTATTCTTCTTGTATTTACTTAACTGCTCTCTGTTCATTATGTTCCCGCCTTACTCTTTCCTGAATCCCTCTGATCAACATCTCTCCGTCCATGTCACTGTACGTCTCAATATCTTTGCGAAAAAACATCTCGCATTCGATTTTAGTATGAAGTGCATTTGTATCCTTCGGATGCCGCCTTAACCTGATCAATGCCCGCCGGTAATCATCCGCTGCCAACTTTACAACTGCTGCTTTTAAGTTTTCATAGCACTCGACATATTCACTCATCGCCGGTCACCTCTTTTATGTCTACTCCCATTTTTTTCAGGTAATCCTCCACTGAATAACTCTGATAAGCTGGTGGTGTATGAAATCTCTCACTTGCTTTCGCATCATGGCTCTCCTCCAACCCTTTGTAATGCTTCTGACTATCCAGCTTTATCTGTCTTCTGTCTCTTCCTCTGTTCAATCATTCCTCAGCTCCTTCGTCGTTTTGTTTGTATAGTTCCGGCAGCGGCATCCAGGCAATAATTACTTTTGTTGAATACTCATAAATTCCTTCAAAAATACCATTTCCTGCATATCTTAATTCTGTTACTGTGCCACTTGAAAATTGTGCTATTACATTCATTGCATTCTCCGGCAATCTTTCACTGCATGGAATCCACTTACCGAAATTATCATTCTCTCGCTGTGTCCCATTATCATAATCGTCCCATACCATTCTCTGAGAAATCATAAACCCCATTACGAAATCATCACTGATATTGTCAATAAAATCTTCATCGCTTTTATGTTTTCTCATATACTTCTGAACATTACGCTTTGCTTCTTTTATCTGGTCCATTGTACAAATTACTTGCAATCTACCCATCATTTAATTCACTCCCCCCTCATCTTCAATCTCTTCAAAACATCCATCCAGCATTCTATGCGATATTTCAATCCACCCATCTTTTCCATCAAGGTGAACTTCTTCGTTAAAGTATGTTTCACCGGATCGCTCATAGACGTCTCCAATATTTACTGTTCTGTATTTTCCGGTTTTATTCCAATCTTCATCAAGTTCAGGAACAAGAAAAGCCTCTGTACATCTATATCTTTTCATACTTTTCATCCTCCCAGTATTCAACTATATATTCTTTCTTCCCCTTCGCATTCCCTGGAATCGTCCTGTACCCGATCTTAACCGTATATCCCGCCTTCACCAGTAGCCTTGCGATCATCAGCCGATCTTCTTCATTCAGACCGACTGTACCACCTCTTATATTACGAATCACTGCCATCATCTTACCTCCCCACACTCTATTTTTCCGGTTCTTTGATAAAATCGAATAATGTAGGCGCATCTACTTCATTTTCAGCTTCCTGCAAATATCCTACTCCATCCCGGAAATAATCTGGATTAAGTTCGCAACCATAACCTTTCCGATGCATCTTAACCGCTGTCATAGGCACCGTCATAAGTCCCCCAAATGGATCATATACGAGATCCCCTTTATTGCTATATCTATTGATAATTCTTTCTACTATGTCCAACTGTAATGGACACACATGCATCTGTGCTCTTCTTCTGCTCTGGTTTGTGTTTAATGTTCTCATTCGATTGATGTCATCCCAGACTTCCATTTGATTCCATGCTCCTGGTGCCACAACCATGAAAATAGCTGGTAATTTATCATTTTTATCCAAATCTTCTGCAAGTTTTACATGCTCAACATAGTTATAAACCGTCTCCCTGCTATACTGGCGGTACACCTGTTGTAAACTTTCTACCGGAAGTTCTTTTAATTCTTCCTTGCTGATCAACCTATCTCCAGATGATCTCCAATAAGCGTGTGCATCTATCTGCCACTGTGCTCTTGTATATTCCTCTTTGCTTTTCTTCACTGGCTCATCCGCATATGCATTCGAACGGTCTGTCGGTAACTTTCGAAAAAGCAAAATATATTCAGGGCATCCAACTCCCATCTTTGAACCGTCTTTGCACTGTTCCGACCATCCTAATCGATATGTTTGGTTATTTTCCCTTACTACATCCGTAACAACCGTAATCATACCGAAATACTGAAATCCGTGTTTCATATAATGTTCAATACATAAGGCATGGAAAGGTTCAATTGTCGGCATTCCTGTACCGGTAACATTTCCAAATAATACTCGATCTTTCACATGAATAGCAGCTACTCTTCCCGGTCTCAATACTCTCAACAGTTCTGGTGTCAAGAAATCCATCTGTTCAAAAAAACGTTCCGTATTCTGGTTATGTCCAAAATCATTATAATTTGCAGAATACTCGTAATGATTTCCAAATGGGATTGATGTATGAATCAGATCCACACTATTAGATTCCATTCTTCTTGTTTCTTCTACACAATCATCGTGTACTGCCGTAAAATTCTTACCTTCTACTTTCACTGTTTTCACTCCCATCTTGCGTTCCAATCTCTTCTCCATACCTGCAGATGATAATCCGTATTTTTTTACAATCTTTATCATTTTTTCTACCATATGATTATGATTCTTCCATTTCTCGATCAACACATCTTTAATCTCACGCTCATTTTCCATATAAATAATGTCAATCACCACCGGTTTGCTTTGTAAAAATCTATAACAACGATGGATTGCCTGGATAAAATCATTAAACTCATAATCAATACCGAGAAATATTTCTCTGTGACAATATCTCTGGAAATTACATCCCGATCCGGATAAAGATTTCTTTGTAGCAAACAACTTTGTCCGTCCTTGTGAAAAATCTATTACCCGCTGTTCTCTAATGTCATAATCCATAGAACCGTAAATATCTACCGTTTCCGGAAGCTCTTTCTTGATTGCATGACGTTCAGCTTCCAGATCATGCCATAATACAAAATGATCGCCCGGTGATGCTTCCACAATCTCTTTCATTCTCTTAACTCTCTGATCTATCGATTCTCTCTTTACCTGCGCTGCTTCCTTTAACCCTGCAGCAGCTTCATTGAATAATAACATCTGACCATCCTTATCAATGGCATCTCCGTATTTTATCGGGATCTCATGCCAGTTTACTTTTAATGGTGGTAATTCATATCCTTCATCTGAATATTCTGGATTTAAATCAGATGGTTTTGTAATAAATAATGCCCATGAACTTACCCATAACCAAAACTCATCTTCCATGTTTGGATAAAGTGTCAGGTTATTTGCTTTCGTGGAATCTCTCTGAAAGAATCTTGTCAATGCCTGTCCAGTATCCATAACTTCCAAGTACCCTGCATAATGAATCAGTTCCTTATATCTATTCGGTGATGGCGTTGCTGTTGCCACCAGTTTATACTTCACATTTTTAAATTTATCCAAAAATGTTTGATAGGTTTTACTTCCAAACGATCTAAGTACACTAGCTTCGTCCAATGCCGTAGCTGAAAAATATGTCGGATCTATATCACCGTCCCTAACCCTTTCATAATTGGTCAGCAATATCTGTTCTTTCGCTTCTTTTACCTCTTCCATTGTCCGTACATATCTTGGGCTTTCATAACCTAATACATTGACTGCATCTTGAGTAAATTCTTGTTTTACTCCTAGCGGTAATACTATTAATGCTCTACCATTCTCATGCTCTGCAGCCAGATGGCAGAATTCTAATTCCTGAACCGTCTTTCCGAGACCGAAAGATTCAAATAATGCTCTTCGCCCTCCCCGTAATGCCCAGGCAACTGCATCTGCCTGATGCGGTTTTAATGCTTTATTTATCTTTGCCCTATCTACTTCGAATCCGCTATCTACAGCCAGTTCAATTTTTGTCTTTAAAAATTCTATGTAATCCATCTTCAAAAGGAGCCCATATATCTTTGCCCGGCCGGAGCTCCGTCTCCTTTCGTTATGTTAAAAATCAAATACTATTTCCGGCGCCGGTATAAAATCAACGCCACATTCTTCTCTGTTGTCCAGCTCTATCCTCCGGACCGCCTTATTGATCTCTCTGGCATTGTCCTTGCAGTACACATAGCCATCCGGTGCATATAAGCTTTTCACCTTTCCGTTGATCCGGTCCAAAATCGTTTGATATGACATATGGTTCTTCCTGCCGGCTTCTCTTACCGATCTGTAGAAATCAACGACCTGTCCTTCTTCGCTGATCTTCACGACCGAAGTTTCACATCCATTACCTCTTCCGGTTAATCTGCCAAGTTCGCTTCTGGTAATGATTCCGATGTTGTTCAATGCATCATCTGTGATAATCCCGTTCTTGTGATAAGTTACCATTCCCGGAGGCAATTCACCAATAAATGTGATCTACATCAGCTTCATGACAACCTGTTCCTTGCAGTTCAATTTCACAACCCTACGACCATTCGCAGTCTTGATATATGGGTGCAGCGCTTTGTACCCACGTTTCAATGCCCTACGGACATTGCCGAAATAGTTGATCTGGTACTTCCCGTCATATCCCGGAATGTCATACCATCCTCTTGGATTGATCTGCTTAATCCGCATGATTTCCACCTCCCGTCATTCCTAAAAGTGCCCTTTCCATCTGACTCATGTCGTAATCACGTTCAGCGAAATTGCTAAATCCTTTTCTCTTTACTTCTCCTTCGTACTGACCTTCTAGTACCTTTGTAAAATTGTTTGGAAGTACTAACCAATCAAACGTAATTTTCCAATCACCTTTATCTGTTTTTCCTTGCAAAAATGGACTGTTCTTCACGTTCTCAATAGCCTCTAAGACTTCCTCAACACTATTTTCTTCGATCCTTGCGTTCAGATTCTTGTATCTCTTAGATGTCTTGTCCATCTTTTTTATTGGTTTGATTCCATACTTCTCCAGCTCGTTCCATGCGCACACTACACGTTCTATCGATTCCGTATTCGGATTCGGATTGGATTCGGATTGGATTACGGGAACATCTGTATTCATATGTTTGCAGTTGCTTGCAAATGTAATATCTTTGCCTTCATCTGGATTCGGATACTTACTTTTCTTTGCACGAATATTCTGATGCGACTGCCAAGTTGACAACTGAAGGTACGGTTTTCCTGCTACTTCGTAGTGTCTGACCAAGCCAACCGACACCAACTTCTTGAGCGCATCTTCTATATTTTTATTCGTTACATCTTTTAACGGAAAGCAAGTTCCTTTTATAATCGCAGTTCTTCCGTCAAATCTTCCATAATCATCACAACTTACGATCAATCGATAGAACAGAACTTCTTCAAACCAACTAAGTTCACCAATGGTATCACTTGTCCTAATTGATTCTTTCAATATTCTGTTAGGCATTTTGCACCTCTTCTACCATTTTTTCATACAGCTTCATCCAATCATCCAGTGGCATAGTAACCAGCCACTCTTTTCTATTCTTCCGATGCATAACAACCGGCATTTCACCTGTTCTTGCATCATTCTTTGACTGTTCCACGGCATCATAGATATTCAGCTTTTCTACTCTCTTACATTCAATATGAATCCCTGGAAGACCAACTACATCTGCGTCACCATTAGATCCGCAATACTGTTGACCTCTCCGGCTGTCCTCATATCCATAGCTTTTGAGTATTGCAGCAAGCTCACGCTCACCTTTCTTTCCCTTCTGGTTTGAATTCATTTATTATGTCCTCCAATCAATGCCGTTTTCTTTACAATCTTTTATAGCTCCATTCAGAGACCAATCTATGGAATCTCTTCTGCTTTCCTCCTGCCTGACATATGCTGCAAGCATTCCTCTTTCCATCGGATCATCCAAATCAGGTCTGAAATATCCATTTCCATCCGATAGATTCAAGATAGATCCGTCACGCCTTGCATAATGAATCAAATCTCTTACCTGACGGTCCCTGAATCCAGTCTTCATACACAGCTCATATCTTGTGACCGCATTAGCTCGTCCTTTCGGAATATAATCACAAATGTCAAATCCCTCACAGTTCAATGACCGGAGATAATCCTCTAATTCTATCTGTCCTTCCATGCTGCTCCTTTCCGCCAGAGCCTGGCTCTCTGGCCGTGATACAACATCTTGTGCAATAAATAACGCTGGGTGAGTGCTTATGCGTTACATTTCTTGGTTACAATGCCAGGGAATCTATGTTAATAAGTTACAATCTGCTTTTCCCGAAGATCTCTCTAAACTCTTCCCTTGTCCCGTAATGTTCCTCGAAATACTTCTGAGCCATTTGCTTCAGTTCCAGATCAATGCCCTTATTCGGATTCTGATGAACACTGTCCGGATAATTCTCATGCAAGTAATAAGCTATCGGTATTACAAAGCCGTATTTCTCAGACATTGATCTATACGGGCCATAAAATATATGATGCCGATGGCAATATGGCGTGCCGGTAAAATAACAATGATCCATATCATCTGTGAACACGCTCCACAATTTCTTAGACATCCACACCATACCTTTCTTTCAGGAGTCTCTTTTCTTCTGGTGTGGCGATTTCTCTATCCGGGATCTGTGCCTCCTTACACATTGTGATCAGCCCAGATATCAGCCTGGACATTTCCTCGGTATTATAGGTTCGGCTTCCTCTGAGGAGTCTGTATGTCCGGTACATCACACCGTCAACTCCTTCTCTCACTTGTGAGGTGGGCTGCAGGTGATATTCTGTAGAGTTTTTCACTTTATTCTCTGCTTCTTCCGTGTCTGGAATCGTTGCACATGCCGATTTCCCGGATAATATTACCGGATATCCATATCTTATAAGACACATGTTGTGTGCTTCCGGATTGCTCAATTCAAGCTTTTTAGCAAACTTCGTAATTAATACCCAGTAATAGGCATTCGCATCTAAGCTTCTCTTTTCTCGATGTTTCTTAATCTGAATATCAAGCTTCTCACAATCTTTCAGTTCCTGGAATGCATCTCTGGCATCCTCATTCACTTCTACAGAGATGCTCTGCTTTTTAGTAGCATAGTCCATCTTCAAGCCTTCGAGTTTTCCTGTGAAATTCATCAATCATCACCGTACTTTTTCTTGATCGCATTCAACATCTTGGCGCACTCTGTTTCCGTAAGTGTATCCACTGTCTTTCCGTTTCCACATACCCAAGCATCCAAATCAATACCGTGCGCCGTACACTGCGTTTTAAGCGTCTTCTTCTTTGCTTCTGATGCAAGATTCTCTCCTGTTCCAGGAATCTTTGCTTCCAGCTTGTTGTATTCTTCTTTCAGCCATAAGTTAAATCCAAGCCCGGTATGAATAGCCACACACTTCACAAATGCCCTGCACATGCTGTTCCATACTCTCTGCTGACTCATAGAATTGTCTTTTACCGGATTCGCCCCGTTCATCACTGGAGTCTGCATTTCATATTCCTTATCATCGATAACGACCTTGATCCGTGTTTCATAACAACGATTCGTATTGTTATTCTTGTCCTTGAACTCGATGTCTGTTTTTCTAAGACTGCTTCCGGTCTGCGGATCAGGGATTGGCTCCCAATACACTTCGGTAGCACCGTTCTGTCTCAGCAATTCAATACATTTCGCCCAGTTCAGATATGTAAAGCCATCTCTTTCTTCGCAATACTGCCTTACATCAACCTTTATCAATTCTTCATAACTTTTAAGTGCCATCTACTCTTCACCTTCTTTGTTTTCTTTTTTACGCGTGATCGAATATTTATATTCTCCAACAGCATACTTATCAAACGTCGAAGTAATCTCACTTGCCTCTGCCAAACTGTTTACCTCGAAAATCACTTTATCTTCATACTCGCACAGTAAATTACTGGACTTATAAACCCTTACTATTTCTACTTTCCACATCACAATATCCTCCTGTACATCTTGTTCAAACAAACCTCGCACAGATTTTCACCATTTATATCTAAATATATCGGCTCACCTTCCCATAAGTACTTGCCACAGCAATCACAAACCGAGGCCGGTTCTGGATCATCTGGCGGAGTTGTCTTCCAATCGTCGTATCCTGGAATGCTTTCCATCTCTATTCCTCCGCCCAAAGGCTGCCGCCGCACCAAAAGTAATCCGCAGAAAAGCTATATTCTTCCAAAACTACTTTGCTTGGATCCATGTTGCAAATATGATCACCATCTCCTACCGGCAGACAGTTCACACAATTCTCGCAACATCGGTTATCCGGTTTCGTCTTCTTCTTTCTTCTACTCATTTACTATGTTCTCCTTCTGCAATACAGGAAAATCTTTCAGCATCTTTTCCATCCACTGCTCTGCATCCCGATCACCCAAACCGATAACATCCATATCAAATCCAACCAGCAGGCCTAAAATCACATCTCCTACAATAGGATTCCCATGTTTGTTCGTGTCATAGAAATAACATCCCATCGGATTCACCGGAAGATTCTTCACAAGACCTTCTTCATCTACGATCATGACTACTTTGGTTTTGAAATAATCCAGCAGTTTCTGGGTTCTCACTAACTCTACATATCCGCCGACTTCTTCTCTCAGGCTTTTATGATCAAAATCCAGATCGATGATTGATATCTTATTATCCGTTGTAATTTTCAGCGTCTTCATCTTTTCTCCTCCGCCTGTTTAATGGCTTCCTTTGTAATACTTACCAGAACTTCTTTTGCCAGTTCTTCTGGCATATGTCCACGAAGTGATCTATACATTGCCGCCGTAACGCCTCTATATTCACTTAATAACTCTGCTCCGGATCCCAGTATTTCTACCTGACATCCCGTTATTCCGCTGCAAACGGACTGTGATGTTGCTTTAATCATTTGACTAATTTCCTTTCTTCTCATATAATATAGTTGACTAATTTCTTGAGCGCCCAAAGCTTGCCGGCTTATACGGGTGCTCTTCTTTGATTTCTCCTTGCAACGTCCTCACCTCCTTCACCTTACAAGCAACCAGATAAATAACATTGCATCAAATGCAAGTCCTATTGTGGCGCCGATCAGGATCTCTAACACCGTTTCTCTGATGATTCTCTGCCATTTTGTTCTTGGTCCTCTTCTTTTCATGCTTGTCCTCCCTTCTACCGCCTAAGCGGTTTTCTACTTCTGGTATCCTAAATATCCAACAGAATTCCCGTTTAACTCATTCACGGCTTCATCCTTATCTTTTTCCGCCATAGTATCCATATCTCTTTCAGAAATAAGACTTCCATCTTCTTTTCGTATAAGTCTTAAAATAAATATATGTTTCAAACTGCATCACCTCTTTATAGGTTATGTATCACTGTTTGTACTTGTTGCGGTTCTCTGTTATAATTTTCCTATCAAATGAGTCACCAAGAGTGTATCTTCTATTACTCCGAAGTAACTTCTTCACCACAGCTAAAATCGATTTTCAATTCAAAGTAACTAAGCTGATTAATTGTTCGTTGCAATTGGTCGGCTTGATACTTTGCCTGTTCTACCAATTCTTTAAACTCTGGTAGATTTTTAACGTTAATATTTAATTGTCCTGTTGGCGTTTCCAATCCTTTTCCGCTATGTTCTGAATCGTAATATCCTTGCACTCTGCACCTCCTACATTACTTACTCTTCTCAACCGGTTCCTCTTCACAGTCCCTATTTTCATCGTAGGAAAACATATCTCCAACTTCACAGCTGTTATATACTTCTTCCGTCGTATAGTAGTCGGCTGTATCATAATCGCCATCGTCATTTTTCTCTATCGATTTAATAGAAATGCGCCATCTATCTGGATAATGATGTGTTACCGGCACATATGTCGTGTATAATGATTTCCCATTCGTATGAATCATCGGTATTATAATTGTTCTTGTTTCTTCTGGAAGAAATTCTTTTTCATATATCTCTCCTTCCGTTATTTTCTGACTACACCCTGTTAAGAGGATTAAGCACGCAAATAATACAAATATAATTTTCTTCACTCTTATACTTACCTCACTATTCCTCTGTTATTGGAATATTTCTCATACTTATTTTTATGATTTCGTTTCACTCGAATCTTTTCTTTCTCGAAGTTTTACCTTTTGTCTTTCCAGTAAAATGATTTAAATTATATCCAGGCATTGTCTTTTCTCCCTTGTCCTCCTATACTTTTCTTACAGGGTATGCCAGTACCTAAGTAATAAAGAAAGGAGTATGCATATGCTTAAAATTTATGCTTGTCTCGCCGGTGATTGGGTTTGTCTTACCGATGATCCTGATTGCACGATCGGTGAAAACAAGAAATCTCCTAGTGTTTGGTGGGAAGAAAACGCTTCCATTTATTCACCTGGAAAACGTCCTTCTGATCTCCTTGATAGCTTTTATGGACTAGATTATGTTCATATTAGTTATAAGGGCAACGATTGGAGAATTAATCCAATTTACATCCAAATCGTGAACGGATAGCTTTTTTTACATTTTCAGAATCGGTGAGTTGAAGACTTCTCTTTGATTCACCGATTTGCCGATCAAACTCAGAATCAATACCTTCTCGCAATTTGATCCATTCAAAATATGAAATACCTTTTAGCGCTTCTATATATTCCTCCATCTACTCACCTCACTCTACTTTTCCTTTCTTTGCATATTATGAACAGCTTCCAAGGTAGCCTGAGCAACAGCGTTTCCATCAATGTTTATTCCTTGACTGATTTTCAACATTTCACCATCAAACTGATGAGAAATGCTTAATATGAATTTAGTTACTGCAATAAGCCCTTTTGCATTTCCCTTCGCTGCCATTTTCCTCTGAGCTGATAAAAGGTTTTTTATTGCCTGCTCTCTTATAAAAAAGCCATAATCCACTCCCATTGCGTTTCACCTCCCGCATCACTGATTAGTTCATTTTTCTGATGTAGAAAATTAAGTAAATGTTACAAACTACCGATACTGTTGAAATTATTGTTGTTGCTAATTGCACTCTTTCTTCACTCTCCTTTCTCTGAACCTGAATCATCTGTTGCTGAAATTAATTCATCTACAGCCACATCGAAATATCCAGCCAAAATTTTAAGCTTTGCTATCTTCGGTTTACTCCTTCCTGATTTCCAATCAGAAAAAGTAGACTTCGGAATCCCTGTATCTTTTGCTACCCTATAGTCAGATACACCTTTTTGATTTCGAAGTTCTACATATCTTTCATACATAAAAATAATCACCTCATTTCCGAACTTTCTATTGATTTTAGTTCGGAAATCAGATACAATATATTTACCAGATACATTGACAAATGAATTAAAACTTAATTCTGTTTTGATTTCCGAACTTTATGACTTTATTATAGTGCGGATTTCAGAACTTGTCAATAACTTTTTGTACTGATTTCAGAATTTATTATTTAGAGGTGTATTATGTATGAAATTTATTGCAAGTTAAGAGATTCCAAAGGGATGAAAGATTCTGACGTGGCAAAGGCTACTGGAATCACAAAATCCACTTTCTCAGACTGGAAAAATGGTAGAAGCAATCCTAAAGATGCTAAATTACAGAAGATAGCTGATTTATTTGGTGTAACTGCCGAATATATTCGCACTGGAAAAAATACCAACGAATACTACACAAACAACGAAACTGCACAGGTAGCACAAGAGATATTTGAAAACAAAGAACTGAAAGCGCTGTTTGATGTCCAGAAAGATATGGATCCGGACGACTTAAAAGCTCTGCATAGCATGGCTCTCGCGCTTAAGCGAAAGGAACGTGGTGATATTGACGACGCCGGATGTTAATGTCGTTCTTATGGATTTTCCTAGTAAAAAAGGAAATGAAATGGTTGTTCCGAACGAAGACGGAAGCTACACGATACTGATCAATGCCGGATTGAATTATGAATCTCAGCTTAAGGCATATGAGCATGCTATGAGCCATATAACAAATGATGACTTTTCAAAAGGTAATGTACAAGAAATTGAATACTATGCCCATCATCCGCACAAAGATCCAGAACCGGCTCAAATCTATCTTGATCGTATTAAACAACTGCAAGCAGAAAGAAGACGATTAAAGAAGCGGATTGCTCGTGATCAGAAACGTGTTGAATTTATTCAGGAACATTGCGATATGTTCCAAAGAGCTGAACACCACTATCTATATGGTGATGATTTATAAAATATGAAAGAGAGGAAAATGTATGGAGTTCAATGATGTAATTAAACAATTTTCAGAAAGGATACTGTCTTTAAAAGACACCATCACTACAGAAGAATCCACAAAAATGTCTCTTGTAGTGCCTTTATTTCAACTTCTTGGGTATGATGTTTTCAATCCAAATGAATTTTGCCCAGAGTATATTGCTGATGTAGGAATTAAAAAAGGCGAAAAGGTTGATTATGCAATCCTTGAAAATGGACAGCCGAATATTTTAGTCGAATGCAAAAGTTGCTCAGAGCAACTCGACAAACATTCGTCTCAACTTTTCAGATATTTCGGGACATCTCCTGCTAAATTTGGCATTCTTACAAATGGCATAATATATCGTTTTTATACAGATTTAGAAGAATCAAACAAAATGGATCTTGTGCCATTTCTAGAAATAGACATGGCAAATTTAAAAGATTCTTCCATCAATGAATTAAAAAAATTTTGTAAAGATAATTTTGATAAGGACAAAATATTTAGTACTGCCGAAGAGCTTAAATATAGCAGTCAAATAAAAAACATCTTAACAAAACAGTTTGAATCTCCGACAGAAGACTTTGTTCGATTTATTTTAGCGGATATATACGATGGTCAAAAGAATCAGAGAATAATTGAAAAATTTACGCCTGTGGTAAAACGAGCTTTCTCTTCTTTTGTAAATGAAATAGTAAATAGTAAAATTTCTTCTGCATTAGCTGACGATTATGATAAAGATGAAGAATCAGAACCCGAGATCAAAGAACCCGCATCAAAGATTGTTACAACGGAAGATGAAATTGAAAGTTTCTACATTATTCGCGGACTTCTTGCTGGTATCGTACCCGTTGAAGATATAGTTCACCGTGATACCGAAAGTTATTTTGGAATTCTATATAAAGACAATAATAGAAAACCGATTTGTCGCCTCAATCTTGATGCAAGAAATAAACAGCTTCTCATCCCGGATGCTAATAAAAAATTCGAGCGTATTTATATCGACTCTTTAAACGATTTGTACAAATACAAAAACCGTTTAATAGAAGTTGTAAAGAGATATATGTAATTCATCCAGTATCTCTAACCATAAATACACTGCCCTCTTGATACGAAAGTATTTGTATGGCGGAGATATCTGATTGAATATGCAAAAACTAAAGAAAAGAGGAATGAGTTATGAATTGTCCAAAATGTAACACTCCAAACCCAGACGGTCAAAAATTCTGTGGTAATTGCGGTACTGAACTTCCTAATGAAGAAAAAGTATCGTCACCATCTAACGACAACACATTTTCTTATCAAGACAACAAACAGAGTCCTCAACCTAAAAAGAAAAAACACGGTTGTCTCATAGCAATAATTGTTGTTGTAGTATTGTTTATCGGAATTGGCATCTTATTTGGTTCAGGAAACTCTAATGATTCTGGTAACTCAGAGTCCGGTAACAAAAAAGAAACAACTGAAAGCGAGAAAAAAGAATATGTCGATGATATTGAAGCCGTAGCAAGTAACCCCGATGATTACAAAGGAAAATATATTAAATTCTACGGACTCGTTTCTTCTATTGACAAAGACGATGAAAAATATGGTTATCAGGTATATATAGATCTTGATTATAATAATAGCGTATTGCTTGAAGTACCAAAAAAATTGGTAAAAGACAAGATAAATGAAGATGATTATATTAGTGTCGATGCCAAGATTGACGGATCATACGATGGGCAAACTGTTATGGGGGTTGATTCCAGCTGGGCTTATCTCGAAGCTAACTCTATCGAAAAAACTTCTTATACCGAATCATTTGGTAAAGCTAACAAAACATGGGAGTTTACTGACAAAGTATCTGAACAAAATGGAATTTCTGTTTCCGTAACAAAGGTTGAATTCGCAGAAGAAGAAACTAGAGTTTATGTTACTGCAACAAACAATAGTTCTGACAAATTTAGTTTATGGAGTTCTTCAGCCATTGCAATCCAGAATGATCAGCAATATGATCAGACATATGGAAACGCCTATGAACAATACGAAGAACTTTCGTCAGACATTTTACCTGGAGCATCAACATCCGGCGTGATTTGTTTTGGAAAATTAGATCCGGCTCAATTCAAATTACACATGGAAGGTAGCAGCGATAATTACGATATAGACTTTGCGCCGTTCGAATTAGATTTAGCACAATAAAATTAAAAATCCCCGGTGCCTATCAAACACCGGGGAAATCATAAATAAGTTGCAAGGAGAGATAAAGTATGACCTATACAGATCAATTGGCGTTGCTTGACGCAATTGAAAATTTTAGCGTTCCGATCATTCCACCCACCACACATTTTTGGATGATTCGCACCAAAAAAGGCTATTTTTATAATGAATTTCTTTCAAAGCGTTTTGTTGCCTTGGCTTGGAATAACATTTCGCAAGAAACAGATTTTTCGGAATCAAATAAAGATTCATTAAAAGATGATATACTAATGACATTTAAAGAAATTCATCGCCCTTCAACCGTTATTAATAAATGTCATTCTTTTATTTACGAAATCAAGACTAATGATATTCTCGTAATCCCAAGTGCTAAAAGTAGCTATATTACTTTTGCACTTGCTGGTGAATACTATGAAGATGATTCAAAAACTCTAGAACTTGAGCAGAACGTTATATATCGTATTGATAATCACGATGTTGATATAAACGATGTTTCCTGCCCTTATAAGAAGCGCAGACACATAACTCTGCTTCGAACAGTGAAAAATGAAGAACTAAACTATTCGTTATGTAGAGCAATCTCTAATTATCATGGTATTTCAAATTTAGATTCTTACTCAAAGCAAATACTCAATGCTTTGTATAATTATTATATGTTTGGCAATGATATGTCTTTCGTTCTTAATGTTCGAAAGCAAACACCTATCGGTCCACGCTCAATCAATAACGTTCTATACGGAACTACCGAATTATTGACTTCTATTGCTTCAGAGGAATGCATATCGACTCAAGTATCTTTAAATTCTCCTGGAGATATTGTATTCTCTCTTGTTAATGTAAAAAAACCTTTTAGTAGATAACTGGCAATTCATTTTTGCTATACTTGTATTCTTAGGCGGCGGCAGCGCTCTCTCATTTAAAGTACCTGGAGCAATTGATATTGTAAAAAGCATTTTTTCGGCTAAAGATGATTACCGTATCAAACATGCAGAAGCTGAAAAAGCTGAATTAGAGGTGCTTGAAAAGAAAGCTGATCTTTTGCAAAAAATTAAAGATTCCGGAATAAATCCAGAATCTTTAAAAAATCCTGTTGATGCGTTACTTACTGGTTGTACTACTCTGGAAGTTGAACCAA